CTAAAGGCGAGTATCAATATCAGATTGATGCTGTTCTAAATTGCGTCAGGCTTAATAAAGCCCTCGTCTTGTCACCTACTGGGTCTGGAAAAAGCCATATCATATATCTCATCGTTCGTTTCCTTCTTAGGTATACCGATGAATCGATTTTGATTTGCGTTCCCACAACGTCTCTTGTTGAACAGATGGTCGGCGACTTCGCAAGCTATGTGAATGACGATTTTGATGTCGAAACGTCGATTGGTAAGATATATAGCGGAAAAGAAAAGATTACGAATAAGAGGGTTGTTGTTTCGACGTGGCAGAGTATATATAAACTGCCGTCTGAGTGGTTTTCTAGATTCGGCGGCTTCGTATGCGACGAAGCTCATCAAGCAGACAGCGGGAGTATTACTAAGATTGTAGGCAAACTATCACACGCTCCATTTAGATTCGGGTTTACTGGGACACTTGATGGGAGCAAAACGCATGATGTGAGTTTGCGCGGGATGTTCGGGCCCATTATTAAAACCACAACGACAAAGAAGTTGATGGATGACGGCGTTTTATCGAAACTGAATATAGACGTCGTAATGCTTCGATATCGCGACGATGAATGTAAATTTGTTTCAAAGAATTGTAAGAAATATCAAGATGAGATAGAATGGCTGGTGAGCAATGAAAGAAGAAATAAGTTTATTGTGGCAACCGCTTTCTCGCAGCCTAATAATACTCTAGTTCTGTTTAATTTTGTCGACGGCCATGGCGAAGGGCTGTACAAATATGCACTCGACAAGGCGCCTGAATTCGGAAAAGAGGTGTATTTTGTTCATGGCAATGTAAAGGTTGAAGAGAGAGAGCATATAAGGCGACTTGTAGAGAAGAAAGACAATATTATTATTTTTGCTAGCTACGGAACATTCAGCACTGGCATCAATATGAAGAATCTTCATACCGTCATATTTGCTCATCCATTCAAAGCTCGCATACGAAACTTGCAGTCGATCGGCAGATCTCTTCGCAAGAGCGGTGGCAAGGAGTCAGCGAAGCTGGTTGACATCGGCGACGATCTAACATATAATGGCAGACGCAATGTAACGCTCGAGCACCTAATCGAGAGGCTTAAAATTTATGAATCAGAACAATTCGAATACGTCGTCAGAAAAAGAGACCTCTGAAAATCCTCTTAGAATCATTAGTCTATCAAATGGCGCTATTGTCTTAGGCAAGGTCACTGCTATAAATCAGCATGTGGTTCAGCTTTCTTTCCCCGTTTCCCTAAATATGATTTTTGATGGGGATGGCGACATCGTGGGGACGAGTGTTATACCTTATTTGGCTCCTTTCTCTGTTTTGAGCCCTTTCTCGTCGGCAAACTTCAATATCAATCAAGTTGTTAGTTTTTCTGAGCCATCGCTCGAGATGGCGGATCAATATGAAGAAAGTTTGCGGAAATTCACCGAGCGATTTAACGAAAAATTGGAAAAAGCGCTGGACGATTCCTCTCATTCAGATGAAAATTATGATGAACGTGCTGCTAAACATTGGATCGCTCCGAGCTCAAAAACCATTCATTGAGGGATCTATGATTTATGACAAATCACTATGTAGATAATGCCAAGTTTCTCGAACTCATAAAAGATTATATAAAAGAACGAAAAAGGAGAGAGGCAGATGGTCTTTCTCCGCCCGAAATTCCGAATGAAATTGGCAGGATATTCATACAGATTGCCACCAAACTAAGCCAGCGCTATAATTTCGTCGGTTACACATTCAAGGATGAAATGATCGGCGACGGTATACTGAACGCGGTTGAAGCTATAAACGGGTTCGATCCAGAAAAAGGTAGCAAACCTTTTGCGTATTTCACTCAGGTTATTTTTTGGGCATTCGTTAGGCGCATTGAAAGCGAAAAGAAGGAACACGCGTCTCGTATTAAAATGATGTTTGATGAAGACATTAATACATTTGATGTCCAAGACGGCGATAAGCATTCCATAAATCGCGATGACATTTATCTGTGGTATAACCAAGGGTGAAATAGATGAAGATTGCAATGATTACTGACATTCATTTTGGTGTCAGAAACGATTCTCATTTTTTTCACGACAATCTTTTCAAGTTCATTGAGGGTGTTTTCCTGCCATATATTGAAGAAAATGAGATAAAGACGCTTTTGATCTTGGGCGACACATGGGATCGCAGAAAGTATGTTAATTTCTATACCCTCAATGATGTCCGTAAGCGCTTTTTTGATAAATTGAGCCAATTGGGCGTTGCAGTGAAAATCATTTACGGCAACCATGATGTTTATTTCAAAAACACCAATGACGTTAACAGCATCGATCTGTTGTTCGATTCATATCAGAATGTAGAGGTTGTCAACGATTATAAAGTCTTTGATTTTGATGGTCTTAAAGTTGGCATGATAAGCTGGATTCATAATGAAAATTTGGAAGAAAGTCTCGAATGGATATCAACTGTCGAATGTGATGTTCTATGCGGCCATTTTGAGATTAAGAACTTCGAAATGATAAAGGGGCAATATTGTGAACATGGATTCGAACCAAGTATTTTTGATCGCTTTGAGTATGTTTTTAGTGGTCATTTTCATGTCATAAACAATGACGGCCGTATTTTCTACATAGGCAATCCCAATCAAACAAATTGGAGTGATTATGGGTTGAAAAAGGGGTTCCATGTTTTTGACACTGAAAGTCGTTCTATCAAATTCATTGAAAACCCTTTCACTGTCTATGAGAAATACCATTACGATGAATCGATTGATTTGCTGTCTTTTGATTATGACAGATTTGAGGATAAAATTGTTCGCGTGTATGTGAATTCTTTTGATATTTCTAATCGACGCAAATTCGATTTGTTCATTGATAAGATTTCTCAAGTTTCATTTAGCGTTGATATCCAAGAAATTGATCCTGCTTTTAATCAAATTGACCCTGACGGTGAAATTGAAGTGCAATATACTGATACCATGAGCTTGATCGAACAGTATATCGAATCGATTAATTCAGACGGAATTGACAAGAAAAAGCTTCGTTCCTACTTCAGTGATATTTACAATGAGGCTATCGAGAAAACGGTGACTGCATGATTGTTTTTCACACTATTCGATATAAAAACATTCTGAGTTTTGGTAATATGATGACCGAAATTCAGCTAGACAGAAGCCCGACAACTCTTATACAAGGCAAGAACGGCGGCGGAAAAAGCACTCTACTCGATGCTATCTGTTATGCTCTTTTCGGAAAACCGTTTCGCAAGATCAATCGGCCTCAACTGATAAATCACAAAAATAAGAGAGAGTTGCTAACGGAGATTGAATTCTCCGTTAAAGACGTTCGATATACGGTTCGTCGTGGCATGAACCCGCAGGTGTTTGAAATTTACCGTGACGGTGAGCTCATAAATCAAAATGCTGCGACGCGAGACTACCAAGAATACTTAGAAACGAACATTCTTAATTTCGATTATTCTGCATTTACGCAGATTGTTATTCTTGGTAAAGCGACATATGTCAGCTTTATGCGTCTAACGACCGATCAGCGTCGAAAGTTTATCGAAAGCATTTTGGGGTTGAATATTTTTAGCGCGATGGTTGAAGTTCATCGCGTTAAAATTGCGGATCTCAAAGAAAAGCTAAATGAAATCAAAGGAGCGATATCTGTTGCTAAAGAAAAGATCGATTTGCGAGAGAATTACATACATAAACTTGAAGCTGATGTTATCGCAAAAAGAACGGATTTGATTGCTAAGATTGACGCTAATATTGAGTCTATTGAGAAAGAGATTAATGACATTGAACAAAAAATTAATGAACTAGAATTATCTCGCAGACCAGTTGAATCAAGTGAAATTGATAATCTTGAAACTCGTATAAAGCAACTCAGCGGACTTATTGCGAAGAGCGAAGTGCGATATAATCAGATGCTGAAAGATGTGAAATTTTTTACAGATAATGATATCTGTCCAACCTGTAGTCAACCCATCGAGAATGATATAAAGCAGATAAAAATATCTGAGCTCGAAGGAAAAATGAAAGAGATTTCAGGTATTATTGATGATTTGAGAGAAAAGAGTTTAGAAGCGACATCCGCTTTAAGAGAAATTAATAGCGCGGTTGAAGCTAATCATCAAATAGGGAAGCAATTGTCGGCGTTAATTGCCAGTAAAGAAGAGAAGAATAGACAAATTTCTTCACTTATTTCTGAGAAAAATAAAGAAAATGACGGCGATAGGGAAAAAATTGATCTCGAAAAGAAAGCGCTCGATGCTCTTCGCGACACTTATGAAAAGCTAGTTGACAAGAAATCAGACCTGCTAGAGAAATTAGAGTACTTTGATTTGATTTCTAGCATGCTAAAAGATACTGGAATTAAGCGGATGGTTATTCGCAAGTATATTCCGCTCATAAACAAAATAACAAACGATCATCTTAAGAACTTAGGCTTCTTTGTAAAATTCACCTTGGACGAAGATTTCAACGAAAAGATTTTGGCGCGTGGAATTGATGAGCTGAGCTACTTCAATTTCAGTGAAGGCGAGAAGCTCAGAATCGATCTTGCCATATTGATGACATGGCGAGAAATTGCTAAAATGCAAAACAAGATGAGCACCAATCTTCTGATTTTTGACGAGATATTTGACAGCTCGATGGATCAAGCGGGTGTTGATGCCTTCGTCGAGTTGCTAGGCAGCATAAAGAATACCAATGTGTTTGTTATCAGCCATACGCCAGACAAGCTGGCGGACAAGTTTCGGAGCAGCATCAGCTTCGAAAAAGAGAACGGGTTCAGCAAGATCGCGGCTGCTTGACATCCTGTCCGTTCCATGCTATAATGCAATTTCTTCGTTATCCTTTCTAGTGGAGATTAATCTATGAAGCTTTCAAAACAAACCGTCGACGTCCTCAAGAATTTCAACGGCATCAACCAAGGCATTCTGTTCCGCAAAGGCAATGTCATCAGGACCATGAGCGTCATGAAGAATATTTTTGCCACAGCGATCGTTGCCGATGAATTCCCTCGCGAGTTTGCGGTTTATGATCTCGGCGAATTTCTTTCGACTGTTAGCTTGTTTGACAACCCCGAGCTGCAGTTCAAAGATGAGCATTTCGTGATTTCTGAAGGGAACACAAAGGTTAAGTACTTTTATAGCAACCCTAGCGTTGTTGTGAGTCCGCCCGATAAAAGCATTGCTATGCCAGACCCCGATGCTACATTCACGATCACAAAAACGCAATTCGAGCAGATTTTGAAAGCTGCCGCTGTCATGCGCCTCAAAGATTTTGCGGTCAATGAGAGGGGTCTGCAAGTGTTCAATCGTAACAGTGTCGGTAATCAGTACACCGTTGAGACTGGCGTTGAATCTTCTGAGGATAAATTCGAATATATTTTGAAGGTTGAGAATCTGAAAATGATTCCAGCTGATTATCAAGTTGCTATCACCAAGAAAGGCATTGCACAATTCAAAGCTAGTGCGACTAAAGACACTCCTGAACTTGAGTACTTCATTGCGCTTGAAACTGATTGATTTTTGATTAAGCGGAGAATATAATGACAGATCGTGAAGAATTTTTGTGGGTTGAGAAGTATCGCCCTAAAACGATTTCTGAATGCGTTCTTCCTGAACGCATGAAAGAATATTTCGCCGAAATGGTCAAGAAGGGCGAGCTTCAGAACATGCTTTTGGTGGGAGGGCCAGGAACAGGCAAAACGACTGTTGCTCGGGCTCTCTGCAATGAGTTGGGGCTTGATTACTTGATGATTAATGCGTCCGAGAACGGCAATATCGATGTTCTGCGCACGACAATTCGAAGCTTCGCGTCGACGATGTCGTTCACTAGCAGCTATAAGGTGGTCATTCTTGACGAGGCGGATTACTTGAATGCAAATTCAACGCAACCTGCGCTTCGTAATTTCATTGAAGAGTTCAGCAAAAATTGTCGCTTCATCTTGACGGCGAATTATGCTAACAGAATCATCGATCCGCTGAAAAGTCGTTGCGCGGTCATTGACTTCCAATTTTCAAAAGAAGAAAAACAACAAATGGTCGTGTCATTCGACCGTCGCGTTAAGGAAATTCTCGAGAAAGAGGGAGTTTCTTATGACAAGAAAGTATTGGCCCAGGTTCTGGTAAAATACTTCCCTGACTTTCGAAAAATCCTCAACGAGCTGCAGCGTCACTCATCTGGCGGCGCCATTGAAGGCGCAGTTCTTACTAGTTTGAGCGATGACAGTATCAAGAAATTGTACGGATACCTTCGTGACACTACAAAATGGCCCGAAATGCGTAAATGGGTCGCCGACAATCTCGATAATGATTTCAATTTGATTTCTCGTGCAATTTATGAGCGCGCCGAGGATTTTGTTAAGCCTGGGAGCATTCCTCAACTAGTTCTAACTCTTGCTCAATACGACTACAAGAATAGTTTTGTCATGGATAAAGAAATCAATTTGGTTGCTATGCTCACTGAAATAATGGCTCAAGTGGAGTTCAAATGAGTGAAAAATTATCCTTAATTGATTATCTCAATAACATAAATGAGAAGCAAGGCGGCGTTCTGCAATCATCTGATTTGAAAGATTACCAGCCGTACATTATAAATCGTGCATTGAGTCAGCAAAAGGATCTTATTTATTTTGCGAACGAAATGAATACATTAAATAATGTTGACAAGGACATGCATTATGCGTTCTTGTACTATGGTGTGCCAAAAAAGCGCCGATATGGGAAGTGGGCTAAGAATGAGGATGATAAAGAAAGTATTGCAATCATTCAAGAATACTATGGATACTCATATCAACGAGCTAAGGAGGTTCTACCTTTATTGATTAACAATATGGCTGAAATCAAGCAAAATCTTGAAAAAGGCGGAAAGGCGATGAAAAAATGACAGAAAGAGATGATATTCTTGAAAATTTTATTGAAATTGAATCGGTTGACAGCGATGAGTTTTTGAAAATCAAAGAAACTCTGACGCGAATTGGGCTGGCAAGTCGCAAAAATGGTAATGAGCGGCCAGTTCTTTGGCAAAGTTGTCATATCCTTCATAAAAAAGGTAGATACTATATTGTTCATTTCAAACAATTGTTTTTGCTTGATGGGCGATATAATAAAACTGAAATTAGCTCGGAAGACCTTAGCAGAACTGCATTGATCGCGAATATGCTCAATCAATGGGGTCTTGTCAAGATTTTGAAGAAGGTTCCTGAATATGATCCTAAAACGAGAGTGACAGTCATTCCATTCAAAGAAAAAGATAAATGGGAATTGAAGTCAAAGTACAACATCGGAAAGAAGGTTGACTGAAATGAATATGGCAAAGCGTCGAAATAATAAGCAAGAGACTGATGAAATTGATTTGGGAGTGGTTGAATTGAACGCTGTTTTTCCAGAAGATGCTAATGAGAGTAACACAATCAATGTTGGCGAAATGCTCGCTTCTTTCTCTGTTTCCAATAAGAAGATTGTTCCTGTAGGCATCTACAAATTGTATGATACGGTCAAAACTCCTAGTTATGCGACTCCTGGTAGCGCTTGCTTTGACTTGTATGCTGATTTCACTGGCATCGAAACAGTCAAGGTTTATTCCTCGCATAATACAGAGACAGAACGGTTCGTTCAGAGTTTTGTAGAAAACGGGAATAGCAAAGGCGTTGTCATCGACTCGGGGGAACGAGCGCTCGTTCCCACTAATATCATTTTCGATATTCCTGAAGGCTGGAAGATGCTAATCTATGCTAGGAGTGGGTCTGCGTTGAAGCAGGCGGCTGCTTTGGCGAACGGTGTTGGCGTGGTTGACAGCGACTATGTTGACCCTTCATACGTCATCATTTTCAATCAAAGCAAACATCGCCTCGTTATTAAGCAAGGCGATCGTATTGCACAAGCTGAATTAGTTCCAGTAATTCAAGCTTCGTTCAATCTTCTTTCTAATGCCCCGTCGATTAAAACAAATCGTTCTGGCGGGTTTGGTTCAACTGGTAAGTGAGGTATAATATGGCAATTAAAGCAGTTTTCATGCAAATGGGTCTCGTCGTGGGCGACTTCGAGGAAGATATGGACGGGAATTTCAAAGTCAATAAGCCCGTTCTTGTGGTGACGCAAAGGGATAATGCTTCTTTTGTTCCTTTTCTTGGAATGATGGAAGAGCAGAGCGTCACAATTAAGCTGAGCGATTGCTTCTTTGGACAGCCGTTTACGCCTATTGTTGAGCTCAGAAATCATTACAATCAGATGTTCGGTTCAGGCATCGTTGAAGCGTCTGCAGGCTCTATTCAACTTGGTTGACAGCCTTTAGAATTTTAATATAATTGACCCTTCATATTGCAGCAAAAAGGTTAGATGCTTGTGAATTGAAGGGTCATTTTTGTTGTTATTCAATAAAGTTAGGGGCGCATAAATGGCAAAATTTCGTAAAAAACCAGTGATTATTAATGCTGTTCAATGGACTGGTGATAATGTTGAAGAGATTGCTGCGTTTTGTGGCAGATGCGTGCACACGCCGATTGAGCGGTTTGAATCATTCGATATTCAAACGCTAGAAGGACCTCATCGAGTTAGCGTCAGGGATTGGGTTATCCGTGGCGTAAAGGGCGAATATTATCCGTGCAAGGACGATATTTTCAGGATGACGTATGACGAGGTTACTGACGACGTCAATGAAGGATACAAAGATAGAGTCAGATCTGAGAAGAGAGACATCGATTTAAAGATTTCAAAACTTGAAGAATTTCTCAATTCAGATGCTTTTAATAATCTTCCTGAATATGAAAGAAATTTGTTGACTGAACAACTTTCTGTCATGGAACGATATCAGCTAATTCTTTTCCAGCGGATTGAGAATTTTTGATTTTCACTCATCAGGGTTGTCGATTTTAAACGAACGTGTTCTTTCTATAGAAACTGATTCATCTTCATCTCGGTAGTATCTTCCTCGATATCCTTGATATTCTTGATATCCTTTGTATCTATGGCTAATCCATTTACTAGCCACTGCATTGCTTGCAACCACTCCGAGATAAATCACCCAAACAGCTTCTAGCACACCTGACACATTTCCGCTATTGAATAGATTAAGATTCAGAAATGCAACTGTTGCTGCGAAATATGCAACATTGCTCCAAAATTTGGTGTGACTTAGTCTATCATTTACATCATTCTTGAAAAGCTCAGTCATATCCATCTTTCTTCCCGCTTTTATAATCACAATAAAAAGCATCGCTAGGAATAAAGTCAGGAATGCTGAGCTTATAATATTGAACGTGTTAGCCAAAATTTGGCTTAAATTTAAATTCATGGAGGTTTGATGAAAGAGTTTTATACATTTGTTGACCAGCAAGGCTCACGATTATTTCATCGCTACTGGGATGGCAGAGAGCGGAAACTCGAAGTTATTGATGGATTCCCTATTGAGTTATTTATTGAAGGCAAGCGTAAAGATTCTAAAGGATTGCGCGGCGAAAGTTTGAGTAGAATAGAGTTTAGCGGCATTGATGACGCGCTGGAATTCATTCGCGAATACAAAGACATTTCCCCTATCCATGGTCAAACGAGTCTTCCGCATCAATTTATTGCGCATCGTTATCCTCGCGAAATCGAATTTGATATTAGTAAGTTCGTTATTGCTAACATCGATATCGAAACAAAGTTTGATAATGGATTCCCGTCGCCTGATCGCGCTGACCAGGAAATCACTGCCATCACATTGAAGTGTTTCGGAAAAGACAAGTTCGTGAGCTGGGGGACCAAGCCGTATAAGGTTAAAAATGACAGTGACGAGTATGTGTTGTGCGAAAATGAGAGCGATTTATTGGTCAAATTTGTCAATTACTGGAATCGTCTAAAGCCAGACATCATTACTGGTTGGAACGTTCAGGGGTTTGACGTCCCATATCTCGTGAATCGAATTACTAATGTTCTAGGGGAGAATGTTGCCGCTAAACTATCTCCTTTCCACCCTTATACGTCTCGCGTCTTCAATGAAATTGAAATCCAAGGCGAGCAAAAGAGCTATCGCATTCTTGGCATAACAGTATACGATTATTTGGAGCTATACAAGAAATTCAGCCCGAGAAAGCTCGAAAGGTATTCCCTTGATTTTGTCGCTCACGTTGAGCTCGGTGAACGCAAAATCAATTACTCCGAGTATGGTAACCTTATGGATCTTTATGAGACGAATTACGATTTGTTCATGGACTACAACATCCATGACGCTCGTCTCGTTGAGAATATTGACAAGAAATTGAATTTCATGTTCTCTGCTCTAACAATGGCTTATATGGGTCATGTTCGTTTGCATGAGATTTTTTCGCAAGTTCGTCTATGGGATACAATGCTCTATAATGAACTGAGGGCTGAAGGCGTTCAAATCCCGCCTCAAGTTCACCGAGGCAATGTTGACGGGATTGAAGGCGCATTTGTTAAAGACCCGATTCCTGGTCTTTATAAATGGGTTGTTTCATTTGACTTGACGTCTCTATATCCCTCAATTATCATGCAGTACAATCTATCTGCTGAAACTGCAGTTGGTCCTGCGGTTGGGAACTTGGTTGACAAAATGGTCAATATGTCTTATGATACGTCCCATTTGAAGGCTGAAAATCTTACGATGACCGCTAACGGCGCAACATTTACTCGCGATTTCAAAGGCGTCATGCCTCGATTGGTTGAAAAGATGTTTAGTGGACGAAAGAAATATAAGAATATGATGCTCGAGACGAGAAAAGAGATTGAGAGCATTAAGGCTGAGATGATTAAGCGAGGTATCAAGTATGAATGACATTAGCAAAATGTCCGATGACGAGTTGCTGTCTTTGTATAAAGAAAAGAAAAATAAAGAAGCATCGCAAGAAGCGATGCAATTGGCATTGAAAATTGCTCTGAACTCTTTGTATGGCGCGCAAGCGAACCAGCATTTTCGATATTACTCGACTGATATTGCTGAAGGTATTACATTAACGGGTCAATTGACGATCCAATATATTTCGAATGCTATCAATGAGTTTCTTAACTCGAAGCTAGGAACCATTGGTGTTGATTATGTAATTGCGAATGATACTGACTCGGCATATATTCGTCTCGATGCACTGGTCGAAAGAATCGTTCCTAAAGATACGCCGACGCAGAAAGTGGTTGATTTCATTGACAAGTTTGCGTCAGTTGCTCTTGAGCCAATGATTTCGAAGAGATTTTCTGAGTTGGCTGATTATGTCAATGCTCTCGAAAACAAGATGCATATGAAGCGAGAAGCAATTGCCGACCGTGGTATCTGGCGTGCGAAGAAGAACTATATTCTTCAAGTATATGACAACGAAGGCGTTAGATATAATGAACCGAAACTAAAGACAGTCGGAATCGAAACGGCAAGGTCTAGCACTCCAGAAATTGTTCGAGATGCTCTTGAGGAATCTTTGACAATTCTTCTGAATGGGACTGAAGAAGAAACGCAGAAATTCGTGAAGGAATTTAGAGAAGTTTTCATGAATTCGCCTATTGAGGATATTGCTTTTCCGAGAGGCGTTAGCGATATCGATAAATGGATTGACCTGAGTGGTCGAGAAATGTGGAAAACGGGTGCCCCTATTCACGTCAAAGCATCGATTGTTTATAATAACAAACTTCGATCAACTGGTCTGCATAAGCGCTATCCTCTTATCAAAAATGGCGACAAGATTAAGTTTGTTTATCTCAAGATTCCAAATCCTGTTAGAAATAATGCAATCGCGTTCACTGATTTTTTGCATCCTGAATTTCAACTTGAAAGCTATGTAGATCGTGAACTTCAATTCGAAAAGTCTTTTCTTGAGCCTCTCAGAAGTTTCACAGGAATCATGGGATGGAATACTGAGAAAGTCAACACAATAACTGGATTTTTCGGAGACGATGTTGCGCCGACTAAGGTGCAAGTCAGTCCCGTGACGATGAGCGAGTCGAGCAAGCCACCCTCAAAAAATGGGTTGACATGCGCCCAAGAATCGCCTAAAATTAAAACAAATTCGCGGCATCGGCGCTCGTCGGCTACGCTCGAAGGATTTTTCTGAAGAAAGGTTAATAGATGTCATCGATTAATGAATTTTTGAAATTAACTGGAAATGAGTTTGCAAGTGTCGCTGAAGATGGCGTGACTGCTGGCGACGTGTCGGGATGGGTTGACAGTGGCAGCTACGCATTCAACGCTTTGTTGAGTGGGGATATCTACAAGGGATTCCCTGGCAATAAGATTGTGATTCTTAGTGGCGAGCCAAGCGTTGGGAAATCGTATTTCGCTCTTGCGGCTGCAAAGAACTTTTTGGAGCAGAATAAAGATGGCATTGTCATCATGTTCGAGACGGAGAGCGCTCTCACGAAAGACATGCTGATCGAGCGCGAGATTGACGTTAAACGATTTGGTGTTGTCCCTGTTTCAACGGTTCAGCAGTTCAAGACGCAAGCTCTTCGAGTCGTTGACAATTACGAGAAACAACCTAAAAAAGATCGTCAACCGATTCTTTTCATTCTCGATTCTCTGGGCATGCTGTCAACTGACAAGGAAATGGTTGACAGCGCAGAAGGTAAAGACACGAGAGATATGACGCGAGCTCAGCTGATTAAGGCCGCTTTCCGTGTTCTTACTTTGAAGCTGGGTCGCGCAGGGATTCCGATGCTCGTGACCAATCACGTTTACGAAGATGTCGGCGGCGGGCCATATGCTGCTAAAAAGCAAGCGGGCGGGAGCGCTGCTGTGTATGCTTCTAGTACAATTCTCACGCTGTCTAAAGCTAAGGACAGAGATGCAACTACAAATGAAGTGACGGGTGTGATTATCACCGCAACCGCAACTAAGAGTCGTTTCACGAAAGAAAATAGCAAGGTTAAGTGTTTGATTCGTTTCGACGGAGGTCTAGACCGCTATTTCGGCATGCTAGAATTGGCTGAAGAAGCTGGCGTTTTCAAAAAGGTGAGCACGAGATATGAACTAGAGGATGGCACCAAATTGTTCGGGAAAAACATTATGGAAAATCCTGAGAAATATTTCACTTCAGACGTTCTTGAAAGGATCAATGATTATGTCAAACGAAAATTCTGCTACGGATCTGGAACCGACCAAACATACATTGATGAATCTCCTGAAGAAGAACAAGATAAAGGTGACATTTAACAAATCAGATGGAACTGAACGAACTATGGTTTGCCTTCCATATGATGCAGTTCCACAGACCGAGCAAGTAAAAGATTCGAATCAGAAAAGAGAAAATAACCCGACGTTGGTTACTGTTTATGAGGAAGGTGTAGGCTGGCGCAGCTTCCATTCAACAAAAGTTATTTCATACGAGGTGATTGAATGACAATGAAAAAATTCATTATTCTGAAAGCGGAGACATATGAAGAAGAGGGCGAAGAGAAGTTTCGTTTCGCCGCTTCTGTTAACGATGACGACGATTTCTCGAATATAATTTTCTTCTTCGATGACTACAAGTTTTATCAGAAAGACGGGGATTTGTTGGCGCAGAGTCGCGTTCATTTCGCTGAACAGATTGATGGTAAGCTGATTCCAATCGAAGGAGATGATTCTAGATATGATTCCCTAAAGGATATCAGCGCAAAAATTATAGAACAGGCAACGGATATTTGCATACAAGAATATGAAAAAACTGCTGATAAGGTGGAATCGCTTCTTAAAAAGCCTCGTAGAAAAAAATCCGCTAAATAAGTGTGCCATTTTAGTTTAATGGCTAATGTTTAATCCTGCGTTAGGAAAGGAAAAAGAAATGAGTTTTCAAAAAACAAAAATTGATTCGAGTCTCGGCAAACGTGTTAACGAGTTTCTAAAAGCAAAGGGCGTCCAAACGCCTATGCGCGAAAATGAACTCACAAATCAACAAAAGATTGATATCATCGAGAAAAAGATGGCCGAAGCTTTGGAAGTGCTGGGCCTTGATTTGACTGATGATAGTCTCGCGGAAACACCTAAGCGAGTTGCGAAAATGTTTGTCAATGAGCTTTACTGGGGTCTCGAGCCAGAGAATTTCCCAAAGTGCACCACTGTTGAGAATCGAATGGGATATGATGAAATGGTGGTAGAGAAAAACATCACTGTCATGTCAGATTGTGAGCACCACCTTCGTCCCATTACAGGAGTTGCTCATGTTGCATACATCCCCAAAGGCAAAGTTCTTGGCTTGTCAAAGATGAACAGAATCGTCGAGTACTTTTCTCGCCGCCCTCAAATTCAAGAGCGTCTCGCGGAACAAATCTATCATGCTCTTGTCTATATTCTTGGCACTGAAGATGTAGCAGTGGTCATTGACGCTGAGCATTTCTGTGTTAAGCAGCGAGGGGTTGAAGATCATGGTAGCAATACTGTTACGAGCAAGCTAGGCGGAGAATTTAAGAAAGACCCTTCTGTGCGTGCAGAATTCATGAGCATCATTCGCTCTTGAGGTGATTATGAAAGATGTGTTTTTGAATGAGTTTCCATCCGCGAAAAAAGCGGTTGTGGTGATGAGCGGCGGCATGGATAGTGCCATTGCCGCCAGACTTTCTGTCGAGAAACTGGGCCCTGAAAATGTTCATGCCTTGAGTTTCTACTATGGGCAGAAGCAGAGCATTGAATTGGACATGGCAAAGATCAATGCTGAAAAATTGAAGCTCGCCAAGCATACGTTGGTTGACATTACATTTCTCGGAGATATGGTTCGAGGTGTGAGCGCTAACATTTTGGGCGGCAAAGATATGCCTACAATTCGAGATATTCTCGGCGACCCTCAGCCTGTTACCTATGTTCCAAATCGAAATGCAATCCTTTTGATGATTGCGTCGAGCTATGCAGAAGCCAATGACATTGATCTCGTCGTTACAGGTCTGCAAGCGCAGGACGAGTATTCGTACTGGGATACCACGCCGTCTTTTGTGAAAGCCGTCAATGAAGTTCTGACTCTGAATCGACAAAACAAGATTCGAGTACATGCTCCGTTCATGGGCAAGAACAAATCTCAAGAAATCTCTGCGCTTCTTGAGATGGATGGCAATATCGATTTGCTGAAAACGACGATCACATGCTATAATCCTAAAGTGGACATCAGCTGCGGAAAATGTCCAAGCTGCGCTGAGCGAATCGCAAACTTCAAGAAAGCAGGACTGGTCGACCCGATCAAGTATGCAATTGACATTAAGTGGTGATGCATTATGTGTGGAATTTTTTGCAGCTTTGACAGCAAGAAAGCGAAAGAGCTTCTGACGCTAAATAGTTATAGGGGCTCTCATAGTTATAGCTTCACCGTTGTCGGCGATGAACCGATTCGAGGTTTAGGCGAATTTGACGTCTCATTGCTTGATAAAGACGGCTATAAGATCTGCCATGTCCAAGCTCCGACGACAGAGGCGAGGGGATATGATTCAATTCATCCTGCTGAATTCGATGGCATGCGACTTTGGCATAACGGTATCGTGAAAGACTTCGACGTCAAGCGACTTCAACAAAAGTATGGCGTCGATACTTCTTGGGATACCATGCTGATTCTCTATGAGCTTTCTTCTGCGAATTGGGAAGAGAATTTGAGCGAAATAAACGGCAGTTTTGCTTGTATTCTTCAAGAAAACGGCATGGTTTATGCTTTCAGAAATGAGATTTCGCCTCTGTTTTATGACAACGAAATGAATATAAGCAGCGTTATTTTTAACGATTCTCGACCTCTCCCACCTAATCGAATGTTCGTTCTTGATCTTGGAAGAAGAAAGATTGAAGATATTGGGTGTAGCTTTAAAACGAAAGAAAATCCTTACTATTTTGGAGATGAATGATGGAAACTAAAGATATGAATGAAATCGCGGCTCGTTCTTTGGGCAGCAGCAACTCTTACGCCGTTTACACCGATAAATTTGATTCCAGTCTTTTGAATCCTTTGCCTAGAGCCTTGGCTCGTCAAGGCTGGGGAATTACAGGGAAAGAATTCGTCGGCGTGGATGTTTGGCATTGCCACGAAGCAACATTTCTTCTAGACAATGGATGTCCTGTCGCGGGAACTCTCAAATTTGTTTATGAATCTAACACCGATTTCGTGGTCGAGAGCAAGAGCGCTAAACTCTATCTGAATTCATTTGATATGTGTAAAATGGGCGCAACTGTAGAAGAGGCAATTGCTAATTATGAAAAGCAGGTTTCTGTTGATCTTTCTAATACAGTTGATGGTCATGTTGACGTGAAATTCTTCAGTAGTATTGATTACGCAAACAGCGAAATCAGTGTCCCTTTTGGCATATACTATGATGATTTGTTCAAATTGATTGGCGTCGAAAATATTGAAAAAATGGTTTTCGATGATTATCATGCGAAAGAAAATCATATTAGTGTGAACGATGGCGAGCAAATGCTTAAAGTGTTCACAAATGTTTTGCGCTCGCGCTGCCGCCATACGAAGCAAAAAGATACTGGGACGGCATTCATCTATCGTAAAAGCGATCACACGGCTATCGACCCCTCTAGCTTGCTTCGTCAAATTGTGAGCTTGCGAGAAGTGAATGAATTCCACGAATTCTGCGCAGAGAAAATTTTCGTTGACATTTTGAATAAATCTCGCGAAAATGATGAAATCATGGTGGCTCTGATGTATTCTCGCCGAGGCAGTCTGGACATCAATCCTATTCGAGCAACTAGCTTTGATTTGATTCCGCCTGAGCTCTATATTGCGAATCGTCTGACTGAAAAAACGCAAGGTCAGTAATAAAAGCCGAGGAAATACATGGAATTTCGTTACGTTTTTAGTGCGCCAGCAATGCTTCGTTTGATGCCTAGTAGTTGGGAAAAAGAAAATCCCGATGAACACGCAAAAAGCGCTTGCATGGTTAAAGAGGGCATGCAGCGTCTAAGGAAAGACGCTGCAGATAGAATCCCTGAAATGAAATTTGGCATCGATATTCTTTTCAATGCTTACACTGAAAAAGAGACTGGCGCATGGCTTAGGAAGCATGACACTTTCGGCTTTGAAAAGCTATACGCCGACTCTGGTGGATTGCAAATTGTTACTGCTGGGAAGAAAGTCGACGATGCGTTGAAATCTGAAATTTATTCGATTCAGAGTAATGCGGATTTTGCCATGTGTTTTGACGAAATTCCTGCTAGCACTGTTGGTGTTGCTGATTCTAAGAGCAATCGATCGCAGACTGGAAATAAGCTATATCATCCCACACGCAAAAAAGAAACTGCAATAAAAACCGCTAATAATATTCGTGAGCAAATTGAAATTCTAGATAAACTGGGAACTAACACAAAAGTTCATTACATTATTCAAGGCAATACTCACCAAGATATGTATGAGTGGTTCGACGATGGCTCGAAAATCTTAACTGATTCGCATTTTGGAAAGGTTGGCGGCGTTGCTTTGGCTGATACGTGTATGGGCAACGGTCCTATGGAATCTATTGATATGCTTGTCGCATACCACAGAATCCATAAAGAATTTGGATATGAAAAAGTCAAAAATCATGTTCACTTGCTGGGGCTAGGGAGCGTAAGACGATTGTTGCCCGCCATCTATTTGATGAATAGCGAATTTTTGCCTAAGGATTTGACGATTAGTTTCGATAGCACCACATTTAGCATGAGCTATTTCATGGGTCGTTTTATTGATAGCAATGGGAATAAAATTCAAGGCGACCCCAGAGAGATTCGTCGCATGTTTCATATGGTATATCAATATTTTGGGGACATCTATCGAAAATATGTCCCTGATCTCGATGAAGATCATTTCATCGATCATGTTTCAAGTGAAATTAGAAGTGTTGCTGACACTCTCAATAATGCTCGTTCTGACATTCGAGCTCTTGTTAGAGCAAACATTACACTCACCAATTGCTGGCAAATTCTTGGATTTATTGAGCAAGTGAAGAAAATCATTGAAATTTCGAAGCATGACAATACACCTCTAGGTATGTTGAAATATGTGAAAGATTTCGATGATTATTTGCATTGGCATAGAGAATTCAGTCATTTCGTCCCCAGCAAAAGAATTAATCGCGAAAGCGGCGCCTGCCTTGACAATTTCTTTGTTTGATGCTAAAATTTTTAGTTCATTTATAGGGGATAGTATTCATGAAAATCAGAACGAGTGAGGTATTTGCAAGTTTTCAAGGAGAAGGGCTGCATGCTGGTGTTCCAAGTCTGTGGATTCGTTTCTTCGGATGCAATCTAGAGTGCAATGGATTCGGACAGAAAGACCCTTGTAATCCAGAAACGTATGTTCTGCCATATAAAACTATCGATATCAGTGATATAAAGCGAATGGAAGACTTGCCCGTTTTCCAATACGGTTGTGACTCTAGCTACAGTTGGAGTGCCAAGTATAAGCATTTAGCTAAGGATTGGAGCGTGGTCAATTTGATTGATGAATTGCATAGACTTGGTGCAGAAAGATTTGGGATGGTTGATGGATGGTTTAATCATCGAACAAAACAGCCAATTCAACTCTGTTTCACTGGCGGCGAGCCTATGATGCATCAAAAAGCCATTGTAGCAATTCTTAATGAAATCCAAGAACAATATGGCGATTTTGGTCCTGATTTAGTGACCATTGAGACGAATGCGACGCGTCATCTCACCGATGAACTTAAGGAACGACTCGAATGCAGAGACTTCAAAATTAATTTCGCCTGCTCACCCAAGCTATTTTCTGTCAGCGGCGAAAAGGGCGCCGTTAACTTGGACGTCATTGAAGAATATATGAGCATATCGCATTCTGGTATTCTGAAGTTTGTGGTGAATGGAGCTGAAGAATGCTGGGATGAAATTGACGGGTACATGGACGAGCTTGTCGATCTTCTCGCTCAGAATCCGAATTGGAGTTTGTGGGCAATGCCTGTAGGGGCTACAAAAGAACAACAAGAGTCGCCTACTGTTGCTGAAATCGCAAATGAGGCAATGCGTCGCGGATTTAATATCGCGACTCGAAATCACACTTATGTTTATGGCAATGTGGTGGGTAGCTAATGGATGTCACTAATGAGAAACTCATTCTTAGTTCTCTAGTCGTTGATGATGATTATGTTCGTCAAGTTCTGCCATTTTTGCAAAGTGAATATTTTAATGACAAGATAGAGCGTTCTGTATTCGAGACAATTCGGTCCTATATCCATGAGTACAATACTTTGCCGAATAAAACGACTCTCTTGGTTGATATTCGAAGTCATGAAAAGCTAAACGAAAAAGAAGTCGCTGAAGCAGAAAACGTCGTCAGAGAAATATTTGATATTGACCGCCCTTCGGATTCGAAATGGCTCATTAAGAAAACAGAGGAGTTTTGCCAAGAGAAGGCGGTATATAATGCAATCATGAAGGCGATTGCTATATATGACGGGACAGAGAAAACTGTGACCCCTCATGCAATCCCCGATATGATTAAGGATGCGGTAGGCATTAGCTTTGATAGTCATATCGGCATGGATATGTATGATGATGCTGGTGCTCGCTATGATTACTATACTCTTCCTAGCAGTAAGATTCCATTTGATATTGAAATTCTGAATGAAATTACCAATGGCGGTGCTGGCAGAAAAACGCTGAATGTTTTTGTCGCTGGCGTGAACGTCGGTAAAACTTTGTCATTGGTCCATTTAGCGTGCGCATATGCTCGAGCTGGGCTTAATGTTCTTTACTTCACTATGGAAATGCGTGAAGAGGAAATTTTGAAGCGAATGGACGCCAATATGCTGAAAACTCCGATTAATAAACTCGAGGAGTTTGGTCGCGATGCGTTCATTGATAAGGTTGAGAAACTAAGGGCTAAGTCTTATGGTAAGATTAAGGTCAAGGAGTATCCGCCTGGAGCAGCTCATGCTGGTCACTTTAAGCATATTATCGGTGAATTGAAAATGAAGCAGCGGTTTGTCCCTGATGTCATAATGGTTGATTATATCGGGATTACTGGTAGTGCTCGCATGAAGCTTGGGCAGCAGAATAGTTATTTCTATTTGAAGGCAGTTGCAGAAGAACTTAGAGCATTGGCTGTTGAAACCGATACGGTTCTTTGGACTGCTATGCAGCTAACTAGAACGGGTATAACAAATACCGATGTTGAAATTACAGATGTCTCGGAATCTATGGGTATTCCCGCTACTGCTGACTTCATGTTATCAGTGACTAGAACAGAAGAGCTCGACGGGTTGGGGCAAGTTCTATTGAAACAACTCAAAAATCGTTATGGGAATAAGACAAACAAGTTGAGATTCGTCGTTGGCATTGATCTTGATAAGCAGACGCTATATGACGTGAACCAAAGCGAACAAGATGATATTGTTGTAAGTCAACAAGTTTCTACATCCAATGTTGGCAGCCTTAAAGATAAATTCAAGAAATTGAACGGATGAAGCTCATAAATAATCATATTCATATTAAACGAGAATACAGATGCTAACATTTGAACAGTTTCTGCTTCTTGAGGGCGGCAATGTGGTAATTGACGATCACGAGGCAGAAAGAATTGATTTAAGAAAAATTAATAGAACAGAAATCGTTAAAGATTTAACTGTTGGCCTGGATGCAATAAATCGTGCATTTGAAAAGAAGCATGGGTTGCCGCTTTGGAATGACGATCTTTTCAAATCAAAAGAATTTTTGAGCGGCAGTGCATTCCATTTTTTCGATTTGAAAAATATTGACGACGAAAAATTTAAGAAGGTTAAGCCTTCTGTTGGAGATATTGATACGCAGGTTGACGGCAATTTTGACTCGCGCATTGTCGAATTCTTGAATTCGATTAAAGGCAAGAGTTTCGGGCCATTGACTTTTATCGGATATAAAACGAGCGCTGGTCAGCATATAACGTTATGGCGCCTGGATAAATTTGACATGAACATTCAGATTGACATGGAAATGGTTGAATTTGGCTCCGATGGTAAGCCGACTCCTTGGGCTCAATTCAGCCATTCGAGCTCATGGAAAGACCTTCAGCAAGGCTTGAAAGGCGTGGCGCATAAGTATCTCATGCAGGCAATAAATGCTCGCAATTTGCTTGACATGGTCATAAAAGCCAAAACGCCGAAAGGTAAGGACAAGGTGACAAGGAGCACTCCTTTGACTTTTTCGGTCACGAATGGGCTTCGCAATCGTCTTGAGCCAGTGCGTGATGATAAAGGCAATCATGAAAAAGTCAATGGATTGCCTGCTTATCGCGAGCTCAGTACATCTGAAAGTCAAGGCAGCACGGACTTGAATTATATTTTTAGCGCTTATTTTGGTAAAGAGCCCACTAAAAAAGACATCGAAGACATGGGTAGCTTCGTCGGTCTTCTTGAGTTGATTAAGAAGCATTTCAGCAAAGAAGAGCAAAAAATGGTCGTTGATGGGTTCATGAATAAATTGTGGGGCCCAGGTGCGCAAGGATTATATCGCGGCGATAAGGAACGCGACTTTGACGAAAAAATGGTCATGGCAAGGCAACTTTTGAATGCTCTTGGCGGGTCTATTGACAATTATTTCGATATGATTGAAACTTACTATAAGACGTATAAATGATGCTAAGTTTCAAGGAATTCATTCGCGAGAATGTTGCAACCACAACCCGTCAAGGCATCACGCATCTTCAGGATATGAAGCCTGAAGAATTTGTTGCGTGGGTTAAAAGTGTAAAAGCTGCTGGCGGCATTCTTTCGAACTATAAAACAGTTATGAAGATAGACGGCCTAGGCGCTCGCTTTGGTCGCGATCTCAATGGAAAAATATTCTTCGAGGGCAGCCGAACGGGGCCAGTTTTTGACAGCGGG